AATATATGATCTTCAAGATGAGAAGAGAGATGTTGATATGTCAAAATCTCGTGGAATGGATATCTATTCTGATGGAACTCTTACTGTATTGGGCAGTAATCAAAATCCTATCTTTAAAGTAGTTTTTAGTGATCTGTGGCCTTACTCTTTGACAACTCTTAACTTTGATGCTACAGAGACAGATGTAAACTTCTTTACAGCAGAGGTAGGTTTCAAGTATACTATCTACGACATAACTGATATTAGTGGCAATGATTTATGATTGATCTGGATGACCTCCAGAAGATGTGGGAAAAAGATTCGATAATAGATAAAGATAATCTACATGATGAATCCTTGAATATACCATGTCTTCATGCGAAGTATTTTGACATTTACAATAAGATATTCCTTTTAAGAAAGAGAGCAGAACAGCAAAGGAAAAATATCCGTCACGAGAGATATGAATATTTCTCAGGAAAAGCGGACCCAGAAGTATATGTAGAAAATCCCTTTGGTAAAAAGATTAGGGATAAAGACACGATGTCCAAATACTTGGATGCTGATGAAAAATTATCTAATTGTTCTTTAAAGATTGACTACTACGATACTATGTTAACCTATATAGAGAGCATACTCAAAGTCATTCAAAATAGAACTTTTCAAATAAAGAATGCTCTGGAGTTTATGAGATTTCAATCGGGATTAGGTTAATGGATATTTGGGACGATTTAAGAAGTTTTGAATTCACTGATGACTCTTATGAGCGTATTAATGAAGGGTGGAAACATTCTGAAGAAACAAAAAGATTGATTGGTGAGGCAAATTTAAGAAGACCCAATAGAGGTATAACAAAAGCATTTTTAGAAGGAAGAAAAAGAGTTGGGCCTTGGAATAAAGGAATAAAAGGACAAGGTGTAGGGACTGGAACTAAAATGGTTGAGTATAAAGGTAAAGTATTTAAATCATTAACTGCTGCAGCAAAACATTTCCAAGTGACTGTAGGAGCAGTATCTCAGAATTGTATTAGATTGTAGATAATAAATAATCCTAGATGTAATGGATTTGTTTGAGAACCGAGTGCTTGATGAGTGCGTCAGTTTTTGGTGGCCGCCCTCTGAATAACTCAAATACTTCGGAGGGAGGCTTGCTACCTCCAAGGCTTAAAATAGTATTTCTAAAGAGCGTCCCTTTCTCTTTGATTTCTTGCTCATTATTTAGATCAGATTCTTCAAAGGCGGAAAAAGCATCTGCACTTAGAACTTCTGCCCATTTGTATGAGTAGTAGCCTGCGGCATATCCTCCTGCAAAAATGTGACTAAAAGAACAAAGAAATTGATCTTCTTGAATTAGTGGAATGACAGTAGTATCTTTTGCTATTTCACGACGCAATTGATCCGGACTGAGTCCCAATTGTGGGCTCCATTGGCTGTGTAATCTCAGATCTGTCAGTGCAAAATGAATTTGACGTAATGTTGATAGTCCAGAATTGAAATTGCGACTTTGGCGTAATTTTGCAAACTCGTCTTCTGGAAGAGTCTCGCCGGTTTCCCAGTGACGCGCCATTCCAAAAAGAGTTTTTTGGTCAAGGCACCAGTTTTCCATGAATTGGCTAGGAAGTTCTACAGCATCCCACTCGACATTGTTTATCCCTGCCGCTTGGGGGTAGTCGATAGTTGTCAGCATATGTTGGAGACCATGTCCGAATTCGTGGAATAAGGTTTCTACTTCTTCGAAGCTCATTAAGCTTGGTGAGTTGCCAATTGGTGGGCTTTGATTGCAGACCAGGTAGGCAACTGGAAGTATTTCACTACCTTGTGTCGTCATGTCTCGACACAAGCATTCATCCATCCATGCACCACCTCGCTTGCTGGATGGTCTGCTATAGGGATCTAAGTAGAAAGCGGCTAGATCTTTTCCACTCTGGTCGCGCACCTTGAAAAAATGAACATCAGGATGCCACTTGGGGGCCCCTGAATTGGCTGGAACAATTGAAATACTAAATAGTCGACCGCATAAATTAAAAAGTCCATCTAGGACTTTTGGCATGGGGAACCATGGACGTAGCTTTTCAAGGTTTAAGTTGAATTTCTTTTGTCGAAGTCTTTCTGACCAGAAGCTCAGATCCCAGGGCGCAATTCCAGAAATCTTCCCATCGCTAGCTTTCTTTGCATAGCTACTTAGATCAGCAAGCTCTTTCTTTGCAGCTACTAGTGCAGATGATCTTAATTCTTCAAGCATATCTTCGACAGCTGTTACTCCCTCTGCCATCTTGCTTGCCAGACTTAGATCCGCCCAGTTTTGGTAACCCAATAGTTTTGCTTGCTTTGTCCTTAAGACAAGTATTTCTTCTATGAGTGGGTTGTTGTTTTGCTTGCCTTCGCTGGCTTTCCTTATGTGGGCTTTATAAACAATTTCTCTTAGTGTTCGGTTCTTGGCATGAGTCATGAATGGGATATAACTTGGCATGTCTAGTTTTAGTCGCCAAGGACCTGTCTCGGCTGTGGGTGATTCCTTGTTTTTGTAGAGGTCGCCGGATTCATGTGCTGATTGAGCGAGTGCAGCAAGGGTTCGCATTGGTAACCCGTCTATTTCTGATTTTTTGGTTAGCAGCAGGCTCCACTGTTGTGTTGCATCAAGGAGGTTGTTGCTGAAACTGGTACTTAGCTTTGCAAGCTTCTCGCTGGTTGAGTTGAAGTCAGCTTGGACTGTCCCCTCTAAGCCGACCCCACGGTGAGCCATTGAAAGAAGCTCAGCCTGAAGAATTCTTATTTGAGTTGGGTTTAGGTTGCTGTTATTTTGATTCTTTAATTGATTAAGTGCTTTATAAATAATGTTGCTTTGACCAAGCCTATTGGTAAAACGCACTACCTCTGGTTGTTGGTAGGAATGAACTTTTCTTAGTTCTTTTGTGTTACAAACTCCATTAAGATGGGAAACAACTCCCCAGCTCCATCTAAGACTTTCGTTTAGCTGATGAAGAGGAGTCATTACTCCTTCCCAAGTTAACTTTTCATTGTTTGTTAATACTTTATCTAGATTGATTTCTATTGTAGTTAATTCCTTATTGAGGTGTTCAAGAAGAAGAGGGATTTCTTGCTCAATTGACTCTGGTGTTATCGATTCGTAATCTGGTAGCCCATGCCCAACAAGTAGAGCTTTGAATTCTTTGCTTGTCTTATTTGAGGGCATTTTATCCAAGGTTTATGATTTAATTCTGGGATGGGTTGACAATACTTAATAAATACCCATAGATGCTATGGAATGATTGAGGACCGATGTTGTTATAGGAAAGGCGAACGAAGTATTCTTACAGGTAAAGGCGGATCCGCATATCCAGTATGAACTTCGAGACCATTTCACTTTTATTCCTGAGGGTGCAAAGTTCATGCCCCAGTATAGGAATAAGCATTGGAATGGCGAAATACATTTGTTTGATTTAAGAACGAAGAGAATATATATTGGATTACTTGATAAGATTATTGCCTTTTGTAATAGGCACGATTATACCTGGTGCTTTGAGAACAACGAATATTATGGAGCTCCATTTGAAATTAATGAGTCTGTCTCATTAGAAGGTGTAAAGGATTATATAAAATCTATTACTCATTTGAAGGCGAGGGATTATCAAATAGAAGGTGTTTATGATGCTCTAAGGCACAATAGAAAATTATTGATATCACCCACTGCCTCAGGCAAATCTTTGATGATTTACGCTCTTGTAAGATATTATACAGCGAAGCATCAAAAAATTCTCTTAGTTGTTCCAACGACATCCCTTGTAGAGCAGATGTATAAGGACTTTGAAGATTATGGTTGGGATTCTGATTCATATTGTCACCGTATCTATGCGGGAAAAGAAAAAACAAATGAGTTTCCTGTTACAATTACAACCTGGCAGTCTGTCTATAAACTAGAACCTTCTTTCTTTGAAGATTATAATGTAGTAATAGGGGATGAGGCCCACTTATTTAAGAGTAAGTCTCTTATATCTATAATGACAAAATTGCATCATGCAAAATATAGATTTGGATTTACTGGAACACTTGATGGAACTCAAACTCATAAGTGGGTATTAGAAGGGTTGTTTGGTCCATCATATAAAGTAACAAAGACTGATGAGTTAATGAAGCAGGGGCATCTTGCTCAATTAGATATTCAGTGTATTGTATTGAAACATCCTCCTCAGAAGTTTGAAACATATAATGATGAGATTGAATATTTAATTAGTCATGAACAAAGAAATAATTTTCTTAAGAACTTAGCATTAGATTTAAAAGGAAATAGTCTTTTACTTTATAGTAGAGTAGAAGCACACGGACAGGTACTATATGATTTAATAAATACAAGTAAGAATGATGATCGTAAAGTATTCTTTGTCCACGGTGGAGTTGATGCGGAACAAAGAGAGATTGTTCGAGAGATAACAGAAAATGAAAAAAACTCTATTATCGTCGCATCCTATGGAACCTTTTCTACAGGCATTAATATTCGCAATCTCCATAACGTTATCTTTGCCTCACCGTCAAAATCGCGAATTAGAAATCTCCAAAGCATTGGGAGAGTACTTAGAAAAGGAACTAACAAAGTCAAAGCAATTCTTTATGATATAGCAGATGATTGCACGTATAGGTCTAAACGAAACTATACATTAAATCATCTTATTGAACGTATTAAAATTTATAACGAAGAGAATTTTAATTATGAGATCATCACAATACATTTAAGAAAATAATATGGAAGATGATTTTTACGCAACACTAAAATTTAAAAACGGGGAAGAGATATTCTGTAAGGTCGCTCCCTCAGAAGAAGATAATAGAACGATGCTTGTGGTTTCTAATCCTATTACAATATGTGAAGTAAATGCAAAGGGTGGAATTGTAGGATATAAAGTAGAACCCTGGTTAAAAACAAGTAATGAAGATCTTTTTATTTTTAATTTAGATGATATATTAACGATGAGTGAATCAGTGGATGTGGAAATGATTATGATGTATCAACAATTTGTTAGAGATACATCAGCAGAAAAGAATAATCAACCACTAATGAGTAGAAAAATGGGATATCTAGGTAAGGTTGATGATACTAAAGAAATATTAGAGAAGATCTTTAAGAATAATAATACTAAAAGCTAACCCGATTAACCCTGACAAAGTTATTCTACTTGGTTTTTAGAACTTGTCAAGTGTAGGTATAAATGTTATACTATCTACATAGAAGTGATAATGACTTATGATAAAACCAGGAACCATGGCTAAAAGAAAAAGGTCAGAACATTATGTTAATAATAAGGAGTTCTTGGCCGCATTGATTAAGTATCGTGAAGATAAGGAGATTGCTGTACTGCAGGACAAACCGAAGCCTCCTATCCCAAGATATATTGGAGAGTGTTTTTTAAAGATTGCAAATCATTTATCATTTAAACCAAATTTTGTTAACTACATGTTCAAGGAGGACATGATCTCAGATGGAATCGAAAATTGCGTTCAATATATACATAATTTTAATCCTGAGAAATCCCAAAATCCTTTTGCTTACTTTACGCAGATTATACATTATGCATTTCTCCGACGCATACAAAGAGAAAAGCGTCAATTAGAAATTAAGAATAAGATTCTTGAGAGGTCTGGTTATTCTGAAGTGTTTGATGATAGCAATAGGATTGACGGGGACAATTATGCAGAGTATAATCAAATTAAGGATGCCGTCCATTCTAAGTTGCGTAATTGAATGAAGATTGCGATCATTACTGATCAGCACTTCGGAGCACGAAAGAATTCAAAACTCTTTCATGATTATTTTCTGAAGTTCTATAATGATGTTTTCTTTCCGACTATTGAAGCGGAAGGTATTGATACCATTATTGATATGGGTGATACCTTCGATAGCCGTAAAGGTATTGACTTTTCGGCTTTATCCTGGGCAAAGGATAACTATTACGATAAATTAAGAGATTATACAATTCACACTATTGTAGGTAATCATACAGCATATTATAAGAATACTAATGATGTAAATGCAGTAGATTTATTACTTCGTGAATATAAGAATGTTAAGGTATATGCACAACCAGAGGAGATTAAGTTAGGAGACTTGGGTGTTCTTCTTATTCCTTGGATTAATCAGGAAAATGAAGAGGATACTATTAAGGCTCTTAAAAAATCTAAGTGTCCTGTAGTAATGGGTCATTTAGAATTGAATGGATTTATAGTCACGCAACAGGTGATTATGGATCATGGATTTGATATGAACTATTTTAAAAAGTTTGAAAAGGTTTTTTCAGGACATTTTCACACTCGTTCAAGTGTGGGAGATATTCATTACTTAGGTAATCCTTATGAAATGTTTTGGAATGACTTTGATTCTACTAGAGGGTTTCATATTTTTGATACAGAAACCTTAGAACATACTCCTATTAATAATCCTCATCGTCTTTTTTATAAGATCTTTTATGAGGATACTCCTTATCAGACCTTTGATTCGCGGGAGTATGAAAGTAAGATTGTAAAACTCATTGTTCGTAAAAAAACAAGTACAAAGAATTTTGAAAAGTTTGTTGATAAGTTATATGCATCTAATGTAGCAGAAGTAAAGATTGTTGAGAATTTTGATTTTGGTGGATGGTATGATGATAAGGGTTCTGAGGCATATGAAACCGAAGATACCATGTCCATTCTCAATAAATTTATTGATGAGGCAGAAATTAATCTTGACAAGTCAGTATTGCAAAAGATGATGCAAGAAACGTACCAAGAAGCATGTGAGTTGGTATGATGTTTATATTAACTGTCGCTGGTAAGGAGAGGGAAGGAGCTTACTCAGTACAAGATGCTTATGGTAATCAGATTCTTTATTTGTTTGAGCAAGAAGATGATGCAGAAAGATATGCTATGATGTTAGAAGATGATCAGGATTATCCAGAGATGCATATTATAGAAGTTGAGCCTGACCTTATGATAAAAACGTGTCAGCTTCATGGATATAACTATACGGTTATTACCCCCAATGACATTGTGATTCCACCTTTAATTAAGCATGATTTTATTTGAGAAGATTCGCTGGAAAAACTTTTTAAGCACTGGAAATCAATATAGTGAAATAAGTTTTACCGAAGATAATACTACTTTGATTATCGGCACCAATGGTACTGGTAAGAGTACTGTATTGGATGCCTTAACTTTTAGTTTGTTTGGAAGACCTTTTAGAAAGATTAATAAACCTCAATTAATTAATACGGTTAATGAAAAGGATTGTAAGGTTGAGGTAGAATTTTCTATTGGTTCTGTAGATTGGAAAGTAGTAAGAGGAATTAGACCTAATATCTTTGAGATTTGGAAAGATGGTAAGGTTTTAGATCAATTCTCTAATGTTGTAGACCAGCAAAAGTGGCTAGAGCAGAATGTTCTAAAGATGAATTATAAGTCTTTCACGCAGATTGTTATTTTGGGGTCTAGTACATTCGTTCCCTTTATGCAACTCCCTGCGGCTCATAGAAGAGAAGTAATTGAAGACTTGCTTGATATTAAAATCTTTTCATCAATGAGTATGTTGATTAAAGAAAAGATACGTCAGCAGAAAGAAGAGGTGAAAGTTCTTAATCTTAAGAAGGAATCTCTCAATGAAAAGGTTGTAATGCAAAAAGATTTTATTGAGGAACTTGATAATAGGAGTAATGAAAATATAAACAAGAATAAAGATAAGGTTACTAAGCTCCTTCAAGAATCTGATAATTACTTGATGGAGAACCAGAAGACAGAAAAGGAAGTGGAGACTCTAACAGAAGATCAAGAGAAAGTAACAGGTGCTACAGAAAAACTTCGCACTCTTGGTGGTTTAAAAGGTAAGATTTCTAATAAGGTAGCGACCATTACTAAAGAGCATAAGTTCTTTACTGACAATGTAACATGTCCTACATGTACCCAACCAATCCAGGAGGAGTTCAGAATAAATAAAATTGATGACGCTCAAACTAAAGCAAAGGAGTTGCAATCTGGTTATAAAGAACTAGAGGAGGCAATTAAAAACGAAGAAGAACGAGAGCGTCACTTTACAAACATATCTAAGGAGATTACTAAACTAACGCATGGCATTTCTAAAAATAATACAAAGATCACTGGCTGTCAACGACAAATCAGAGATTTGGAATCGGAAATTCAAACTATTACCGATCGACTTGCAAACAGAAATACTGAGCACGACAAGTTAGCAACCTTCCAGGACAATTTAACAACTACTTACGACGAACTATCTTCTAAAAAGGACACAATAAACTATTACGATTTTTCGTATAGCTTACTTAGAGATGGTGGAGTTAAATCAAAAATCATTAAGAAGTATCTACCTCTGATTAATCAGCAGGTTAATAGATATCTCCAGATGATGGATTTTTATATTAATTTTACTCTTGATGATGAGTTTAACGAAACCGTCCAGTCCCCTATCCATGAAGATTTTTCTTATGCTTCTTTCAGCGAGGGAGAGAAGATGAGAATAGACTTAGCACTCTTGTTTACTTGGAGAGAAGTGGCAAGGATGAAGAACTCTGTAAATACTAATCTCCTTATAATGGATGAGGTATTTGATAGTTCACTAGATGGTATGGGAACAGATGAGTTCTTGAAAATTATTAAGTATGTTATTGTAGATGCAAATATATTTGTAATATCCCATAAGACTGGTATGGAAGATAGGTTTGATAGTGTGGTAAGATTTGAGAAGATGAAGGGATTTAGTAGGATAACTGAATGAAAGTTTTGATTACTGGATATAAAGGTTTTATTGGAAGTCATCTTTATACCCATCTTAAAGATTCTTGTGATGTTGATGGAATAGATTTTCCTGATGATATAGGAGATTTTAAAACTGATAAGATATATGATGTGGTAATACATCTTGCTGCATTTGCTGCACTTAGGGATAGTCTGGAGAACCCTGATAAGTTTTGGGAGAATAATGTAGAGAAGACAAAACGAATATTTTGTTATTGTAGAGATAATGATATTAGACTTTTATATGCTAGTTCTGCAGGTGTATATGGATGGTGGCAGAATCCTTATGCTATAACCAAGAAGGTAAATGAATCAATGGCACCTCCTAATAGTGTGGCAATGAGGTTCTTTAATGTATGGGCAGAGGAGAATAGTAGAGTGGATATGCTTTATAGAATGTTACAGGAGAATACTGCTAAGTATATTACTAGACATAAGAGAGATTATATTCATGTTAAAGATGTTGTCAGTGCTATTTCTTGTTTGATCTCTTGTCCTTCTTTTACAGGACCTATTGATATTGGGAATGGAGAATCTATTCCTGTTATGGATATAGCACAGGCAATGGGAAGGGATTTACCTCTTAAGCATGTGGTAGGAGAACCAGACAGTTTATGTGCTGACACAACACAATTGCGTAATTTGGGATGGTCTCCTACAATTAGTATTAATGAGGTGATTGATGGCAACCTTTAAACACAAAGAGACTGGTAAGAGATTTCTTCTTATTCATATCCCTCGTACAGGGGGAAGATTCATTGAAGCAAATCTGGATTTAAATGGATGGGAGTATGAACCCCTAGAACTCTATGGTATCCCTCATTATAATCATTCTTTTATAGAAGATTGTGAGATAACTCATTTCTATAAGGAACTGTATGAAAAGTATTGTGATATAGATGGTATAGAACAGGTGGCAGTTATTAGGAATCCTATTGAGAGATTCTTCTCAGCATCTATTTTCCTTAAGCAAGAGTATGGTAATGATATACAAGAAAAGATGGAAGATAAAGACCAATTCTTTTCTATGATTGAGAACTTTCCTTATTCAGAGACCAAGACTTGGTGGAGACCTCAAGTAGATTTTATTAGTGACACAACTCATCTCTGGAAATTTGAAGATGGGTTGGGTGTTAATTTTGGCTACTGGATGAGTGAAAAACTGCAAGTAGAGTTTAAGATAGATGCATTCGCACAGTATCCTATGAGCCGTCATGAGGGGGTTAATCAGCTTGACAGGACCCCTAAACTTATAGATAATATAAGATCTCTCTATAAAGAGGATCTTGACAAATTCTATCCAGACCTATGACTGAGGAATCACCACCAGAATGGACTAAAGGACCTGTTAGAAGGCCAGTTGATATGAGTGAAACCTTTAAGAAGGAGGGGTGGGAGTACTGTAGGTTCCTTATTACGGATCCTAGAAGTGATGCATACATTGCTAGAAACAAAGATGACAGTTCCAAATTGGATACACCACAGCAAGAAGGAAGCGAAGAGGAAACTTAAACCTCAAGCGTTGCGTCAGGCCCGAGAAAGGCTACAAAGTTTTAAGAAGCGTTATGTTACCCGCCAAACTAGGCGGGTTTCGTCGTATTATGGGTTCATACCAAACGAAACACATGGCAGTCCAGCAAGAAATCAAGTCACAACTAGCGAAGTTGCTTGCTACTGAGGATATTGTAGTAGAGCATAAGCAAGTGGAGTGTGCTCAGTTTAATGTTCGTTCTCGCGTATTAACCTTGCCGATGTGGGAGAAGGCCAGTGCAGCTGTATATGATATGCTGGTCTCCCACGAGTGCAGTCATTGTTTATTCACACCTGATGAGGACTGGTGGTTGGATTATGATATTCCTCCACAGTTTGTAAATGTGGTTGAGGATGCGCGAATTGAAAAGTTGATGAAGCGTAAATATTTGGGTATTGCGAAAAGTTTCTATAGAGGATATAATGAGCTTTATGATCAAGATTATTTTGAATTAGATGGTGAAGATATTACTAATTTTAATCTTGCTGATAGGGCTAATTTATACTTTAAGGTGGGTTCGCTCCTTCCTTTGGCTTTTTCGCCTACTGAAAAACCGATTATCGATTTAATCAATGGCTGTGAAACGTTTAATGACACCTTATCCGCAGCAGAAGCGTTATATAATTTCTGCAAGCAGGAGAAAGAGGATTCCAAAGAAAAGGATGCTCAACAAGATTTTCTCAAAGACTTTGAAAGTTCTGGGGATCTTGACCTTGGCAGCACTCCTGATAGTGAGCCTACCGTTCCTGACAGTGATAGCAGTTCTCCTGTGGAAGATAGGAGCGATAGTACTCCTAGCAATGATAGGGTGGATGATTCTGATTCTCCTGTAGTTCAAACTGCGGATGCATTAGAAAGTAAATTGCAGGAGTTGGTTAATGCTAATGGAAGTGAGAATGAATATATAGAAGTTCCTCAGGTTAATATTGAGAGTGTTATTGCTTCCAATAAAGAAGTTCATGATGGTATTGATAATTATTGGGAATGGGAAGAAGGAAGATGGAAAGCAGCATCGAAAGAACATGGATATGATTTAAATCCAGGATTTGAATTTTGTGATGGAGAGTATTTACAATTTAAAAAGGATGCACAAAAAGAAGTCAGTTATCTTGTCAAAGAGTTTGAGTGTCGTAAGGCAGCTTCGAGTTATGCTCGTGCTTCTACTAGTCGCACTGGGGTTCTCTCTACAGAGAAGCTTCATACTTACCGATATAATGAGGATCTCTTTAAGAAGATAACAACTCTTCCTGAGGGCAAGAATCATGGATTAGTTTTTATATTGGACTGGTCTGGATCTATGCAATATGTTTTACAAGATACTCTTAAGCAACTTTATAATCTTATGTGGTTTTGTAAGAAAGTGCAGATTCCTTTTGAGGTTTATGCGTTTACTTGTGAATGGAACACAAATGACAAAGATTATGTGAAGGGTTTGTATACACCACCTAAGCCGCAGCGTCATCATGAAAGAAAAGAAGGTTCATTTGTGGTTGATGATGATTTTAATTTAATGAATCTTTTTAGTAGTAAGGTTAATGCTAGGACATTAGAACAGCAGATGATAAACATTTGGAGGATTGCACGATCTTTTAATTGTGATGGTATCAATTCTAGGTTTGGTTATCCTCAACGGATGGTTCTTTCTGGCACTCCTCTTAATGAAGCAATCGTATCTTTACATCAGATTATTCCTCAATTTAAAAAAGAGAATAATGTTGAGAAGGTTCAATGTATTATATTGACTGATGGAGAGGCATATCAACTTCCTTATAATAAAGAGGTCCAGCGTCGTTGGGAAGATGAACCTTATTTGGGATGTCGTAAGATTAATGGAGTTAAATGTTTCTTGCGTGATCGTAAATTGGGTAAGACCTATAGATTAGGTTGGCAATATAATCAATTTACCGATGCCCTTCTTACCAATTTGAAGGATAATTTCCCTTCTACAAATTTTATAGGTATTAGGGTTCTGGTTAATCGTGACGCTAAACAGTTCATGAGGTTGTATAATTACGACGGATCTGATAAAATGTATAGTGAATGGAGGAAGAATAAGAGTTTTACTATTAAGAACTCTGGGTATGATGCTTACTTTGGATTATCTTCTACGGTACTTTCTCAGGATGCTGAGTTTGATGTGGATCATGATGCAACCAAAGCCCAAATTAAAAGGGCATTTGCGAAATCCCTTAAGACCAAGAAACTTAATAAAAAGGTTCTTGGCGAATTCATCTCATTAGTGGCTTAATTATGTGTATTTACAATGACTGTAAGATCGTTATTGATCTTAATAAGTTGGTCAAAGCAAGACCATGTGGAGTAGATTTAGCAGATGAGCACGTAGATAATATTGCGAATGATTTGCGTAGGAGAATGACTTTTGATTCTCTCTTTGACCAGGTGGACAGTGCTATCTGGGAGTATGCAGAAGAGTGTAACATTGATTTGGCAGATTCAGAAGAGTGTAGAGAGTTTGGGTTTACTATTCCTCAGTATGGGGACACTCAACCTAAACCAGGACGTGAGGATGAATTAAATAGAAGGGAAAAGGCTAGGAAAGAGTTTGAGATGGTAGATTTGGTTTCACATTCATGGACGATTCAAGTACCTAGGAGGAGAACGAAATGAACTATGATGACTCCAATTGGAGAGAAGAACTTATCCCTTATACAAATAGTAAAAAGGAACTTGAGTTATTAGAGAATGGTCCTAAGAGTCTTGCTCAGTCATGGATGATGGGTGCATTGCATAATAAATGGAAGAAGATGAAAGGCTATAAAGATCCTGAGCCACCTGATTGTTCATCATCTTTACAGGAATGGGAGAAGAGTATAAAAAAATATGAAGATTAAAGCTGATAGATTATTTGGTATTCCTTTTTCTCTTTGTAAAATTGATCCTAAATCTTATAATAAAGAAGAAGTAATTGATAATCATAAATCTAATTATTTAAAAAATCCTAATCGTAATAAGTGGAGAGAAGATAATCTTAATATTCATCATGCCTATGGAGATTGGGATAATCCTGATTTTATAAAACCTGATTATTCTCAACTTATAAAAGTATATGAAGAGGTAATTCCTAAGTGTCTTAAGGGATGTGGATTAGTGGGGGATTATAAATTTTCTTTTGAGATTATTAACTATAATTGTATGAGTGATGGTGGTTATATGTCTGCTCATCAGCATATAAAGCAAGATTTTGTAGGAATACATTATATACAGTTTGATTCTGAGAATCATCAACCAACATCATTTTTTAATGAGCATCCTTTTGCAAATTATCAAGAAGATATTTTCCCACATATGAAAAAGTTGGTTAATCCTAATAGTTTATATACTTCTTGTTTTAATCAGCAGTGGCATCTTGATATAGAGGAAGATGATTATTGTATAGTTCCTGGATTTTTAAAACATGAAGTCCCTGCTCAACATAAGAGTAGTAAGTTGAGAATGGCAATTGCTACCAATATAGAGGTTTGGTGTCAATAAAAAAACTGGCACATTCTATAAATAAATCACCTCTTCATGATCTATAATATGATTATTGAAAGCAACACATTATGTTCGAAATCAAAATGACTCGTGAAGAAATCATTGAGGGTTTGAAATCAAACTACGGAACTGAATTCACAGCAGCAGATGTGAGAGGGTTTTGTAGAATGAATGATATTGCCTATCAAACAGTCACCAGTAAACTTAATCAATTTAAAGTTGGTCGTGGTAAGTGGAACTTAGAAGTAACAGTAAAAGCAGTTAAAAATATTGAGAATTCTTTTGCTGCACCTGCAGTGGAGCCTAAATTAGAACAGAACCTTATACCAGAAACCGATGATACCTTCGTCCGCTTTGGTCCTTTTAGCGATCTTAAGGCCATTCTCAAAGCCGGTGTGTTCTATCCTACGTTTATCACGGGTCTTTCTGGGAATGGAAAAACCTTCGGAGTCGAACAAGCTTGTGCTCAACTCAAGCGAGAACTGATTCGTGTAAACATTACTATTGAAACTGATGAAGACGATCTT